CATTTAGTAATATATCTGTTATTTTATTTGTATCTCTATATTTACTATCTGTAGAAGCATCATTTCCTGTAGGTATTTGAAATATAACTTCTATTTCATAAGCCCAATCTTCGTGTTTTAATGCTACTTTATATTCTCTACCATAATTAGTTGATTTACAGTAGACGTGAAATTCCTCTATTTTTGCCGCAGTTGTTGTGCTGTCAGCCGCAGGTGTAATTGACTTATTAACTACAAAAGTATAATCCGCAATATTAACCATACGGAAATCATTTTTAGGATTTGTAGAATTAAGGTAAGTATTACCATTAGGGTAACTTACAGTTTTTTCATTACCTGCTAAATCATAAACTTTAACTCCATTGTCATAGAACGCACATAAATATCTATTTGACGCATCTCTTTGTATACTCCATATCTTAGCAGTATTAGGAAATACATTTGTAGAATCTAGTGTAGCTACATATTCTAAAGGTGGTCTCTTTGATAACCCATCTACAATGTTGTTTTGACAATTAACTTGGTCTTGACCTTGATTAATACCACGTTGTGAAGGGGTTTGTTGAGACATACCATTTAGAAAATTTGGTACGGATTGTGAAATCACTTGTCCCATTAGTAAGTCCTTCTAGTAGTCCTGTTTATGATTGAATAAGTATTCATATCACCTTCTAACATATTAGCATCAGCACTTCTGCTATCCGCTTGTCTAAAAGCGGCTAGTGCTTCTTGTTCATCATTTCCTGCCAATTCAGTAATTCCTTTATCTCCAATAAATCTTGAAGCAAAACGTCTAGCGGCTTTTGTTGCTATATATTGCCTTGCATATTCAGGGAGTTGTTCAAATTGTTGGACTAAGACTAAGTCCACTGTAGGTAGGGTTGTTGATGTTCCAAACACATCGGTATGGTCGTCCATATCATATAGAAAACCATTACGAATAACTAAATTTCTATCTCGGTATTGTGCAGAAGCATCGGCTTGTACGCAGTTAGATGGTAAAGGTACTTTATTGTCTGTATCTCTTGCGAGTGTATAAGCATAATGGGTATTAAAATTCCACCCCATTGATTGAACTGACATTGAAGTTTCATCTAAAATGTTTTTAGCGACAGATACATCGGTAGTTACTGTCCCTGTAATTGAGTTTACAGGAGCTTCTCCTATAACACTCAACATTTGATTAACTGCTTGTAATTCAGTAGTAGGTGTAATTTGTGTTGCCATTATATTATATTATTATTGCTATTAATAAAATTATTGCAAAAGCAATACTTACTTTTTTATGTTCATTCCAAAAGTGTTTTGCTTCTAACATAATTTCTGTTATTTTATTTATCATTATTGTTTATATATCCTCTCATTAAATTTACTAGAGGGGATTAAGCTCCCCCCTAGACTTTTATATTAAGATATTTTGATTGTCTTTTCTTTCTTATCTTCAGGTAAATCCTGAATTAAAGAAATGTTTAGAACACCATCTTCTAACTTAACTTCTTTTACTTCCGTAAATTCAGCAAGTTTAAATGATTGTTCAAAAGACCTTTCACCAATACCTTTGTAAAGATAATCTTTCTCTTTACTTTCTTTCTTTCCTTTTACTTTTAAGACATTTTCTTTGACAGAAATTGTAAGGTCATCTTTTGAAAACCCTGCAACAGCCATTGAAATGTTATATATACCATCTGACATTTTTTCAATGTTATATGGCGGATAACCAACTGTCTTAAAACTTCTAAGCTCATCAAATAGGTCATCAAAACCTACCGAAAAAGCTCGGAATGGTGTTAAGTCTAGTGTCATATTTCCCCCTTTCTTAGGCGAGTTAATCAAGATACCCACTAGGCATATCTTGAAGTTATTATAAGTAGAAAAGGGGGACGTTAATCCCCCTAATCTATTGGTGTAATAAAGAAACTATTACGCTTCTTTAATTCCTACAGCCGCTTCAGGTCTAAGGACGCCGTGTCCCATAGCATATTTAGCGACCATTAATGTACCTTGTCTTCTGATGTCATATTCTGACTCAACAGCCAAGTCCATAAGTTTAACAGTACCAACTGCTGAAGGGTGAGATACAAGACCTTCATAGTTTGTCAGGTTCACAGATTGAGGTGTACCACCTGTAGCTGTTTGTCCTGCATCAACGTCTGAAGTTCCTACATCATCTTTCACAAAATGAGCCATAGGTACTAATTCAATACCTGCTATTTTTGTTACTTTACCTTCTGCGATTGAGCCTTTACCACTAAAGTCTACGTTAATAGCATTAGTTGCATTAGCTAACTTGTAGTACATTTCAGGGTCTAAGAAACATTTTCTACCTTCTGAAGGAACGTAGTTGTTATCTAAGTTTTTAGCACAGTCAAATAATGCTGTGATAAACCCATTAGCACTTGTAGCCGCAGTCGCATTAGCGATGTCGGTATTTGTCACAGTTGAACCTGCACCATATCCTGTATCAGATACGTTTGCCGCCGCTTGTGACGCTAAACCAATAGTTTGTAAAACGTGCTTGTCTTTAACGAAAGCTAAAGCTCTACCGATTTCAGCAGAGTATGCACTTCTTACGTCCCAGTGATTTTTTGCTTCCTCAATGTTTGATAAAAACACTGAAGATATTAAAAGGTCATTAATTGTAATAACCTTTTCGTTGTGGTTTACATCAGAACCATTAATTTCTGCTCCTGCTGTATGATAAGCCGCATCAATTCTTCCCATTACTGGAAATGTTGCACTCTTACCACTTGAGATAGAACGAACCATCTCTTGCCCTGTTGTCTTAGAAGCTCTGTCAAAAGAAGTAAGAACTTCTCCTGCAAAAACTTTTAGAAACAGTGCATCTTCTGTTCCCGAAGCATTTATCTTGCCAACGGAAACTGGTGTTGCGTTTGCCATAATTATTCTCCTTTGAATTTATGGTTATTGTTGTTAATAAAAGCCTTGTACTTTCAGCTTCTTATACTAAATTGTCTTCCCGCAGGAAGGTAAAGATAATATACTTATTTACTTGGCAGTTGCCACCTATAAAGGTTGCACAACTATCTTTTATTTCTTTGTTAATTTTGCATATTCTTCTTTTTGTTCATCAGTAGCGACATCGGAATCAATAGCCGCTTTAAGTTTTTTTAGTTTATTACTTTGTAAATCATCTTTAGCGACACTAAGAGCACTACTATCTGAACCTATACACATAATTATTTTTTCTTTTTCTTATTTTTTTTCTTCTTTTTATCTTTTTTCTTTTTTTTCTTTTTCATATTATATCTTACTATTAGCTAGTTTATTTTTAACTTCAGCTTGATAAGCAGGGTCTTTAGAATATCTAGGGTCAGACATAGCTTGTGTTACTTGAGCCCAAGAATCAAAACCTTGTTCACCACTAGGAGATGCTTTACCTTCTACTAATTTAGGTTCACTTCCTGTAGCCTGTGCATATCTTGCTTTAAGACCTACTACAGCTAACTTAACAGCTTCTAAATCTTTACTGTTTACTGCTGTATTATAAGCCTGTTTTTCAGTTTCAGATAAATTATTACTAGCCCATTCAGACATAGCATCATATGATTCAGTTCCACCAACCATATTTTTAACTGACGCTGATTGTTGGTCAGCTATTGCTTGTTGTCCTGCAATAAATCTGTCCACATACTCTTTTGGTATTCCTGCTTTTTCTAATGATTTATAAGAATTATCAGCAAGTTTACCATCTTTAGCATATTCTTCTGCTAGAGAATCCATATTTAAACCTGCACTATCTACTGCTTTTGTAGCAATATCTAAATCAGATTTAGGTTGTTCTTCTTTTGTTTCTTCTTTTACTTCAGTCTTTGAAACTGGGTCTACTGATTCCTTAGTAGGTTGAGATTGCTCACCAAGTTTTTTCTCTAACTCTGAATATGATTTGACTAATTCTTCAACTGAGTTGAATTTTTCAGGCAAACCTTCAGGTTTACTTTGTGTAGGCTTATTCTCTTCCACTGGTTTCTCAGCAGTAGTTTCAGCTTGTTTAACTTCTACTTGTTCTACCATTTTATTTTCCTTTTATTATTGTGGTTGTGGCTTAGTCATATTACTTGCCACAGGAGCTACAGCTTTCTCAGCCATCTGCATCATTTGTTGTTGTTGCATCTGTTCTTGCTGTGCTTGTTGTTCAGCCGCCATTTGTTCTTGAGTTTTAATTAAACCTTCCATCTCTATTCCTAAACTTGTAGCGATACGTTTAATTAAATCATCAGGATTTAACGATTGAACTACTTGTGGATTCATCTGAGCTAGATTACCTAACTCAGCCACAAATTCTCTTAATTTTTGTAAATCATTTCCTCTACCTAATGCTTCAATACCTGTAATAATTGTAGGCTTAACTGAATTTTTAGGTAATGGTGGAATTTCTTTTGATTCTTGCATACGTTTCATTAGTATTTTAACTAATGGAAGTTGAAACTCTTGTGATAATAATGAGTATACTCCACCCATAGCTGTTTCTAATTGCTCAGCCATATATCTAATTTCTTGAGCAGTAACTCTTTCAGCATCTCTTTGAATTGCTGTGTGTAATAAGAAAGCATAAGACATTCTTTCTTCTAATTTTGCTATACTTCTTTCTACTACTTGTAAATCATATTGTTTCTGTGCTTGTAATACAGATACATCTTCTTCTGAACCAGTAATAATATCACCATTTCTAGTTAAAGCTAAATCTCTTTTCTTAGTTACAGAATTAGGTCTTACCATAAATACTACTTTAGAAGAAGCCGCCGCACTTTCAACAAGTGCTTGAGACAATCCTTCTAATGATTTAAGGTCTCCTAAAAATTCTTCTACATAACCTCTTCCGTAATCTTCACCATCAATTCTAACCATTCTTAAAGCTGAATAAGGAAGTCGGTCTTCAGGATATGTACCTATTGAATCAGGAAGTTTAATTCCATTTACTTCTTGACATATATAAAATTTTCCATCTCCTAATTTATAAATATGTGTATACAATTCTACGTCTTCATCTTTTTTATAGTCAGCATCTTGTACTACCATATTTCTAACATCTGCATCTAAACTTAAAGGACTAACACTTTCTTTAATAACTATTTCTAATATGTTTCCTGACGCATCTCTATTACATACATAATGAGTAATAGGAAATACTCTCATCGTTCCTTTTTTAGGAAGATAAGTTAATACATTTCCTGATACTATTAAATGTTTAAGAGCTTCAAATACACTAACTCTTAAAGCTAACTCTTCAATCTTTTTAGAAACTTCTCTTTCAATATTTGCTAAAGATTTTTCTATTTCAGATTTCATTTCTTTATTTTGGTCAAGTTCTTCTTTTGTTTTTCCGCTAACGGATAGTCTAAAAAATGGGGAATTTGGTGGGAGTAATAAAAGAAGTAACTTAGAGGCTAAATTATTTACACCTCTAGCTCCTACTGATTGGAAGGGATTGTATATTTTTGCGGAATGATTGTGTCCGTCTGTTGGGATTAAAGAAGATATTGTAAGTTCACTACACTCTTGAGCTCTATCAACGAACATTTCTCTTTTATCTTTTAATTTTAAATATCGTTCTTTTGCTGTAGGATTTACCTG